TGGAATCTCACGAGGATCGACGACGATCTGGACGGTGCCGTCAACGCATACCTTTGTTGCAAATGATAAAGTGAATGCAATCACTTTCAGTGCTGATGCGTACAACGTGGAGCAGACCATCAGCAGTGTGACTGCAACAACCATTGTTACAGATCTCAACTCCTCTGCGCTCAGTGATCCAACAATTTATGGGACACTTGAGTCCATGTTCAACTTTTTCAACGCAGGGTGGCAGGAGTATCTCGAACTGGATTCTTCAATCAAGATTCTTGTCAAAGAAGAATCTGATGTTTCTCCATACTTGATTTTGAAAGCACAACTTCGTGATCGTCTTGAGGGAATTGCAGAACTCAGGGATTCGGGAGAACCTGCACGAGTGACAAATGTTGCATCCTATGAACAATACTTCATGTACTGATGTCGCGTGTTAATTTCACACAACTCTGGAGCAAGGACCAGGAGGTCACAAGGGTTCAAAGTCACATCCAGAAAACCTTTGCACCTTTGCTCGAACTTCCATTTGCAGATGGAGTGTTGCGTGCGGATTTAAGCATTGGCACAGCAGATACAGAAATTGAACACAAACTTGGACGTGCCTACGAGGGCTGGCTCATTGTTGGACTGCAAACAAATGCAGTAATTTATGAATCTGCAACGTCAAACACGAATAAAAACTCTGTGATTATCCTCCAGGCATCAAGCGCTGCAACAGCAACCATCTTCTTCTTCTAGCCGATATGAGTACAACCACCACCAACATGTCCCTGATTCAGCCTGCGGTTGGAGTCACCGTCGGACCAACCTGGTCCAGCGAACTCAACACGTCTCTGGGACTCATTGACACCCATGACCACACCAGCGGGAAGGGTGTCCAGATCACTCCAAGCGGAATCAATATCAATGCAGACCTTGAGTTCAATGCAAATGATGCAATTGAACTGAGGACTGTTGCATTTGACTCCACCGCTACTGCAACAACAACCGGAGACATCCGCGCACTCTACCACTCTGGCGGCGACGTTTATTGGCGCAATGCAACAGGAACAGCAGTTCAGATCACGGACGGCACAAGTGTTAAGACTGGTGCAGGAAACATCGAAGGTATTGCAGGTACAGATGGAGCGCTCAGCTTTTCAGCGATAAACAATATCTTCAGCCACATTGCTGATACCACCAGTGATCCAGACACGGTTGCAAAACTGCTCTGCTCCAATGTTTTACTCTACAAGTATGGCACCGTAGCCGGAGGTGATCTTGCAAACAACAACAACTATGTCACCCTCCAGTATCTCGGTGCCGGTGCAACCTCGATCCTCACTTTTCCTGATGAGAACGGAACCCTGCTCACAACTGGAACCAACTACTCTGGAGGCGACCTCCAACTCCAGGTGACCGGAACCGGGAATCAGATTTCTCTCATCACCACCGGAACGTCTGAAACGTGTGACATCAACCTCACCGCCGCAACCGGGCAGAAAGTCACGGTCACAATCGGAACTGCCACAGGACAGTTTTCTGACGACGGCAGTGGAATCATGACCTTAACCCTGAGCTAAAACATGCCGAAAATCGCCGCAGGCGCAACCAACAAAAACATCTCCATTGCACCCAGTGGAACCGGCAAGGTCGTTGTTGGAACAGGTGCCGCAGCAGCAACGGTGCAGAGTGATGGAGAACACAATCTTGTTCTCAAAACTGGAAACTCCACCACCGGGAAAATTGAGATTGTAGATGGTGCAAATGGAAACATTGATCTTACTCCAAACGGAACTGGAGAGGTTGATATTTCCAAGGTGGATATTGATGGAGGTGAAGTTGATGGAATAACCCTTGGAACAAACTCTGCGGTCACAGAGGCACAGATTGATAACATCAATATTGATGGAAATGCAATCACATCGACAAATGAGGATGGAAACATTGATCTTACTCCAGCAGGAACTGGAGAAGTAAACATCAGCAAAGTTGATATTGACTCAGGTGCAATAGATGGAACCGATGTCACTGTTGGATCAGGGAAAACACTTAATGTCAGTGCAGGGTCATTGACCACATCAACTGCACAAAAACAAGCGATTATTGATGGTGCGACTATCCCTGCTGCGCTTCCATCTCAAGGAGGAAATGCTAATAAGATTCTGACAACGGATGCGACTGATGCGTCCTGGACAAATGCACTTGTTGCCCTTACTAGCCTAAAGTTTACGCCTGCTGCCACTGTTCCAACGTCACCAACTCCTGCCGCAGGGTCAATCTACTATGACTCCAACAAAAGTGTACTGAAGGTTTACGATGGGACAAGTTGGAGGTTGCTCCCAAGTCCAATAGCGACTGGAGGCGTAATATCTACTTACATTAGTGCAGGTGTAACTTATCGCGTCCATACTTTTCTGGCTTCTGGGACGTTTACAATCGTGAGTTCTTTTATGACTCCCGATGTTCTTCTAGTTGGTGCTGGTGCCGGTGGTGGTGCTGGTGCCGGTGCAGGAGATGGTGCGGGAGGAGGAGGAGGAGGAGGAGTGGTTTTCGGAACCGGAAGAGTAATGAATCCCTCAGAGTATACCATTACTATCGAGGGAGGTGGCGCGGAGCATACGATAGGTGGTGATACTATAGTTACTGGTCTGTGGAATGGTACGAGTGGCACTCTAACGGCAACGGCAACAGGAGGTGGTAGAGGTGGTAATGATGCGGAAAGCGGAGGAGACGGAGGAAATGGTGGTGGTGCTGGTGGTTCTGGTTCGGCATCGCACGTTAAAGGTTCCGGAACCCAAGCAAATCAGTTAGGCACAACGTCTGAACTAACAAAGGCTGGCCCTTACGATGGTGGCGACCCTGACCTCTCTTACTTTATGGGCGGAGGTGGTGGTGGCGCAGGCGGTCATGGTCAAGACGGAGCAGGTAGCGGGACTTCTACTCCGGGTGGCATACCTGTACAGAACGCCTATCGCACAGGTTCTGACGTGCCTTACGGTCAAGGTGGAGTAGGTATCCGGAATTCTACCGGATCAGACGGAACAGCAAATACTGGTGACGGAGGTGCTGGCGGTGCAACAGCGGGACGAACTGGAGGATCAGGAATCGTAGTAATAAGGTACATAATATGAGCCATTTTGCAGAAATAAAAGACAGTATTGTTCAGCGGGTGATTGTTGCAGAGCAGGATTTCATCAACTCAGGAAAAGTTGGAGACAGCTTCCTCTGGGTGCAATGCTCTTACAATAATAATTTCCGCAAGCAGTATCCGGGTAAGGGATATAGGTATGACAAGGCAAACGATGTCTTTGTTGCACCACAACCCTATCCCTCATGGACGCTAGACGGCAACCATGATTGGCAACCTCCAACGGCAATGCCAGATGATGGGAAACGGTACTCATGGAATGAGTCCACAAAAGCATGGGATGAGGTTTGATGAACCTCAAAACCCTTGAAACGGTGGATCAGGAGTTGTCCGAGGTGCAGCAGAAGCTCAATGATATGTTCGCACAACAGCAACGACTGATTGGCTACCGCATCAGGATTCTTGAAGAGCAGCAGGTATATGATGAGGCTATGAAGGAAGAAGATGCTTGAAAAAGTGTTTGTTCCAGTTGATCTCTCAGGATCTCTGGAGACAAAAACAGATCCAAAGTTGGTGCTGCCGTCCAAACTCACTGCGTTGGAGAATGGAGTGTTCACGGTTGGATCAACCATAACAAAGCGTCAGGGATATTCCAAACTCTCGACCGCAGTGGCAGGGTCTGCAACAAACATCACATCCGGAGACGCACTTGCAACCTTCCAGCAGGAGCTTCTGCTCTTCAGTGGATCAAAACTCTTCTCTTATGCAAATGGAATTTCAGAGTGGACGGATCGTGGAGATACGATTTCTGTAACAATAGATTCCGATTCAATAGTCAGGAATGACTATGAACAGTCGAATCCTGATATTGCCTATGGAAATGGACTGATTGTCATTGCATATGAAGACACCCAGGGCGGGATCAGGGCAACGGTTTTGGATTCAGTCTCAGGTGCAGTGATCTCAAATAATTCTCTCATCAGTGCAACCGGAGTGATCCCTCGCTGTCTCGAACTCGATGGACAGATTGCAGTTGTCTACCAGGAGACCTCCGGAACCGATTCTATTGCAATCCGCATGATTGAACCTGATGACCCGACTGCATGGAAAACTGCCGTTACTCTTGCAACTGATGCGAATGCCTCGGCACCTCACCTTGATGTCACAAAATACAACCTTGCAGGGATCTGCACCTACTCAAATTCCTCTGATGAGATCAAGGTGTTCTACATCACCTCTGACGGCGTTGCAGGAGGACCGGCGAATGGATATCCGTCTCCACTCACGATTGCAGAACAGGCAGAGGATGCACTAGGGATTCTCTATGATACCACCGCTGGTGACATCTACATCGCGTATGCCAAAAGCACCTCCGGAACTGGACTCAAGATGGTGCGCTACGATACAAGTTTTTCTTTGCAGGATACTGAGACAATCGAAGCAACTTCAACCGCAGTCAAGCATGTCACCCTCTCTCTGGATTCTGATTCAAATGTCATCATCTTCTATGAACTCAATGCAACGGCATCCTATGATCATTTGATCAGGTCTGCACTCTACACTGTTTCAACCAGCACAATGGCATCCGCAGCAGTTCTGAAGCGCAGTGTTGGACTTGCATCAAAGGCATGGCTCTACAATGCAAA